TGTGGTTTTTCACTACTTTAGATTCTATACTCAACCCTTCTTTTTCGATCAGTTTAGGTAGTGTTGCAGTCATAGAGGTTCTGGCTGTGTAGTAAGTAGAGGATAAAACCACCCAAAAAGCGTCGTTTACTCCAAACAGAACTGTTATTCGCTCTACCAAGTTTTTATCAGCTAATAAACTGAAGCATAAAACCCAACCTATTTCAACAGCGTTGTCTGCAAGGGATCCAATAAATGCGTGGTAAAGCATCTGTGTCAGCTTTTGACGGGTCCATGGTTTATTTTGTAACATCAGATACATCCGTATTAGCAAATGCAAGGTTTTCTATAACACCGGACATAACATCAAAGTTATCTTCTGAAAGCAGAGATTGCAATTCGCTATTTGTTAGTTTGTTGATCGCGATGATAATGCTTCGGCTACCGAATTTGGATTGAAGGTTTTCCACCGTAAGCATGTTTCCATATTTTAGTACAATTTTTAACTTTTCTGGGGAAATTTGGGAGATTTCGTCCGGAGTGATAATTGTTAGACCGTGTGTGAGTTTTGATATTGGTACACTGTTTACCATCTCAACTAAGTCTGCAATTTGTAGTTCTTTAAAAGCTGTTAATACATTTCCAAGAGGTACTTTTGATAGTAATCTAGGTAATGATTGACCTGTCTGTTTCTCAACCTCATTTACTTTATTAATAATTTTTAAATCGAGCATATATTCGTCCTAACTTTTTAGTATAAAAATAGTATATTGCGAAGTTTGTCAATCTTCACCGTTCTACTTTAAATCCGAACGCATTTAAACTTTCTTCTGCGTCGTAAACGTTGTCATAGAAAAGCAAATCATTTTCGATAGCGTCGTCTATGTTGTCTGTTTGTGCAAATTCTTCGTTGGCAAAGTCAATTAATTGTTCTTCGGTAAGGTTTTGTTCAATTACGTCGCCGTTTTCATTGTATACAGTGTACATTTTATTTCCTTTTCTAGTTTTATTTAACATCACAAATTTGTATGTGCGTTATTAAACATGTGGCCCGACTTGCACGGGCTGGCTTCATGGCGCACATGTTACACGATTATTCACCGTGTAGTTCTGCGTAAGATGCTTGTCCGAGTTGTCCACGTTCGACACCATGTCGTACGCGTTCTTTAATTTCTGACCACTTGCCGTCATTGACAGCTTGTACGCCAGAGCGTTTAGAATATGTGAGATATCCGCAGACTCTTTCAACAACTAAGATATCTTCACTTCCGCAGTTGTCACAGTTCATGAGGAAATCCCCATGTTCTCCACATTTTTCACATACTGAGCTAATTACATTAACGCCAAAGTACATACCTTGTCGCATTGCATATTTTACAATAGCTTCAAGTGATGCTGGTGATACACCATAATTAAACTCTGCGTATGAAATGTGTCCACCTCGTGCAATATTGTGGAATTCTTTTTCATAGTCAATTTTATCTATTGCACTTGAATGAATCCATACTGGTTGGTGAAAACTGTTTGTTAAGTAGTCCCGGTCTGTGACACCTGGAATTACACCATATTGCTTTGTGAGAAGTTTTTCCCACGTGAATACGAGAGATTCAGCGGGAGTACTGTAAAGTGCATATGGATGATTATCTTTTTCACTACGTTCAATACGAATTTTATTTACGTGATTAAGAAAATCAGCTTGAATTTGTTTTCGTTCTTCATCGGTTACTGATTCCCACTCAGAACCTTTCATAGCGTTGACCATTTCATAAAGACCTGTGTAACCAATAGAGGCTGTTGCACCATCTAAGAGGCGTGAGTCTTTAACTTGTTGGTCAGGGTGAATACGTTGCCATGCTCCGCCTTCACACCAGAATAATGGGTTTGACGAACCATAGAGGTTTCCGACACGTTCGTATCGCCAGTTTTGAATATCGAAGACCATGTTGCTGTATTTTTCAACAAGTTGGTCAAATTTTTCTTTGTCAAAGTTGCCGTCAGCATCACGTGCTTCAAGGGCGAACTTAACAGGGTTGAGTGATACGGCACCAATATTGAATCGCCCATCGGTAACGTCTTTACCAGTTTCAGAGTCGATAAATGGTGAGAGGTGCGCGCGACACGTGTGATTCCACTGTCACCAGTGGCACTGACTAGATTATCAAGTTGATTAACTTGTCTTCCGCTTCGGTGTGGATTCAAGTCACACCTACATTAAGGAGAGGTTCTCCGCCGCTACATTCATCACGGCTAGTCGATACAGGTGCTATTATGTTTTGACTAATTTGTAGTTCTTTTTGATTACATCGGGTGTGGTTTACCCAAGCACTTACTGTGTGTCCATGTTTATAACCTAAAAATTTTGCACAATCGTCACCTGTTTTAGCTTGAGATAGTTTGTTTGACAATGCTTCTCGGTCTTTTTTATTAAAGCCATGATATGTATCGCCACCATGACCACCTTTAGCAATATTGTAACCGTGTGTTATTGTGTCTAATTTTTCAATCCAATATTTTTCACAGTCATCTAGTTTTGATGGTGGAATATTGTCTTCGATGATTGTTAGTTTGAAGTCACTAAATCCATACCGTTGTAAGTCGTATTGTAACGAGTTTGTTTTTGGATTTTTGACTTTGTCATGTTTGTGTTTTCGTAGACGATTTTTTAGGTTAATGGTTTGTCCTACATAGCTTTTATTTGTTGTTTTTGATGTTAATTTATAAATTAGTCCTGTTCTCATAATAGTTTCCCACGGTCTCATCTTTGAGATTCTCACCAACGACGCTTCCAGAGTCGTTTCATCAAAGACCTAACCGTTAGCTAGATTTCTCTAACCCTCAGTGAATTACGCTGAGTTCAAAAGATTTTACATGGGCTGCCGATTTACATCTACCCATTGGAGCAATTGTTTGTCCGCTACGTTCGTAAACGTCACGGCGATAATGTTCACCGTCACCCTCATACTCGAAACTCAAATAATCTGGGTAGAGTTTCTTAGATGAACATTCAAGACTTAGTTTGAATAAGTCATAGTTTGGTGATGTTGGGTCACCATTAACTTCACTTCGGTACATGAAGACTAGTTTAGGGAAGACGTCGCGGTTGTCTGGTGACATGCGGTCTTCTAGAATGGCGCGTGTAATTTCACGACCCCACTTGCTAGTGTCCATACCAAAGCTGATGGTAGTAAAAGGCGTTTGTCCCAACGCATTTTGCGTTTGGGCGAGTTCATAGGTGTAACTTTGGACACCTTGTTTAATTTCTTTGAGTGTTTTATCTGTTGCATAACGTTCAGCGTCTGCAATACCGTATTCTTTAGCATCGTTGAGGTAGTGCTGATAAGATTTTTCAGCATACGGTGCCAAAGTGCTGTCAATGTGGTTGACAGTGAAACCACCAAATTGGTTCCCAGATACTGCGATAGTTATACTTGATAAAACATCAAAAGCTGATGATACATGCTTTGGTTCTTCTGTTTTTTTATTATTGATACAAAAAGCATATATACCATCATCATGTTCTTTATTTTGCATTAAATATGCTAAATCGAATAAATTACAATTATAGGTATCTTTATAGAGGTCCCCATAATCATGTGTATAAATATATCCCTCATCATGGGCTTTAACCCATTCAGGATTTAACACATGTCGCATTAATTTCTTCATAGTCATTTCGGTAATTAATGCTGATTTAGTAGAAATTACTTGCGAATCTTTATTTGCGTTTTCGTTATATGAACCAAATTTTAATTGGTCTGATTCTTCTTGTAATTCACGCATCATTGTGGCATATTCACGTTGTTGCTGATAATAACGCTTATATGACATATAAATATCGTTATCAATTTGTTTTAATCCGCCTAAAACTAATCGATGGATATCTGATGTTGATACAATATCTTTGAAGTTTTTAACATCTAACCAATGTGCTACTTCATTTAATAAAACTGTAAAATCGTCTTCAGTTAATACTTTATTTACAGCACTGGCTGATTTTTGCGCAGCGTCTTTAATTTTATTAACATCGAATTGACTAATTTCACCTGATTTATTAACAATTAATAGTTTCTGCAAATCAGTTGCTTTCAATTTTTGTTTATTATAATGATATTGCTTATAAGCTTCGGTTACTTCGGGCACAACTGAATTAGTTGCCGTCATTGCAATATAATGCATGTCTTGTGGTAATAATAATTCACCATCAAGATGTTTATAAATTGCTTCTGAAATCTGCTTAAGTTCGTCATCTGATAATGTATAGTTGATATCAGATGCTGCTAAGTTGATAGCCTTTAACATTTTATCGATGTTAAATGGTTCACTTAGTCCATTTTTTTTAATTACCTTAATATTTGTTAACATTGTTTGTTTTTACCTTTCGCATATAGGCATATGTGTGGTGCCTATAGTTATGGCTCATAGCCATACTTAACATTATTAAATTAATAGTGTTAAGTATAGCTATGATTTAACAATTATATTATATCACAACTATACGTTTTTGTCAATATTAAGGTCACGTTGTTCTATTCAATTTTATTCCAAATAGCTTTATCAAATCCCCATGACATTGGTAGTGAATAAATATAGCTTTCAACTTCATCTATTGGAATATTACATAAAGGGTTCTCACCCATATCAATATAATCTAAATTTTTAACTAAGTATTTATCGTCATCATCGACGTCATCAGGTTCTTCTGTAAAGACTAAATTAAACATATCAACGGTCGTATTGTCCAAGTCAATGTCACCATTACTGTCAAGAACCCACTCAATATATACAGTACCTTCAGACCACGACAAATTGTTGCTAATATCGTTTTCCGTATAAGCAATTAATCCACTATTTCGGTCGGATGCAATAATTTCCACATCTTCTTTGAAAAATTGCTTAATATACTCTTGTGATGCTACTGATGATGAACTGACTCCCGAAATAGCTAATTGGCATGCAATATTGAAAAAATCAATAGGATTTTTCTTCTTAAATTCATCTAAATTAATGCTTTCATCTTTGAGCAATGATGGTAATGTGTCTTTGTATTCATCATAAAAAGTTATTACGGATTCATATAAATCATTAACTTCACCTGCTGCACTATCAGTATATGCTGACCAATGATAATAAATATTGTTTACTGTATTTCCATTAATAATATTCTCAATAACTAATCGTTGTCCCATACTATGCCTTTTCTATTAATTTCTTATTTGCTTTTTTTACTAATTGTGTGAATTCTTGTTGTTTATTTAAGTTTATTGATGCTCTGTGATATAAATTCACCTCTGGCCACAAATATGGATATCGCTTCAGTTTTCCATTAGATTGCTTACAAAGTAATCCACTATATTTGGCACCAATAATAAAATCTCGAGCATCTACAACATCATCATAACCTGGTGTCATTAATGTATATGTGCTCACAATTGTATCCACTGAATCTTTTAGTTTGTTAAATGTATATCCACTAATTGAATCATCATCTACAAGTACATATCTATCATCTGGTAAATTGATATTCATATGTGCTAGTTCAATTTCTTCATCATATTGTGTGCTAAACACTAAGTCATTAGCATGCTGTTGCCAACCACCAAGGTCGAAATAGCGACTAATATTTAATTGAATATCCCCTTTATAGTATTTATCTAAACTGATGACTTTATTCTTAAAGTCGGGAACATCCCTTAATTGAGTGTTGATATCAATCCAATCAATTTGTTCAAAAGAACTACATTGTAAAAATGCTTGTTCTAATTCACGTTTGAAGTTCTCATATTTGTCTTTATCTAACGTTGGATATGCAAATAAGCCATCATCTCTTATTGCCAGTCGTTTACCATTTCGAGGTCTTGGTAATGCTGTTGATTGGTAGACTTCAGTACTTGATATAGTGTTTATTTCATCAGGTATAATATATACTAAATTTGAAAGATTTAAGTCGTCATATAATGCTTTAACTTTCTCAATGTCATTTTTATCTCTGATAACACATATATATAATCTATTATCAGTCAATGCAATATATCCAAATTCATATCTATCTGACCCAAATACATAAGCTTGTTTGGATGATTTGGAATATAATTCAGTCATCAATTGTGTGAAATTTGTATCATTATCATAATACAAATTAGCTCGCACATCAACATGTAACCAATTATAGTCACCAATTAACGATTGAGCTAAATATTGCCGTTCTTCTAATGTATATCTATTATGCTTTTCACGAATATAGTTTTGATGTGCTAAAATAAAACTTCCATATGATACAGTTTTACCTTGTGATTCTAACCATTTTTTAGCTTCATTCATCATTTGAACATGTCCAGAATGTAATGGGGAAAAGCATCCAGTTGTAAGTAAAACGTAATCAGTCACTTCAGGACTAGTTCTATTAGCTTCATCTATATTTTTACATAACTGTGGCTCTATATATCCAGCCTTTTCAGCTATTTCAATACCATATTTATCTATAAGTTCTTTATAACTATTCATATTATACCTATAGCCTGACTTGCACAGGCAGCAGCCTAAATCACTGTATAGGCCCTTGTTCTATTCTAAAATATTTGATAATCGACTGTAATAATCAATATACCCATCATCTGTTGCAGTAGACCATAAGTCTAAATGTACAGCTGGCGATAATGAGAAATATTTATGACGATTATAGGCATGCAATTTATCTAATGCTTGCTTATAATCATTATACTCGGCTTCAGCTTCTCCAGATAAGTTAACGGTGATTTTGTTTTGACGTTCACCAATGTATAATTCAACAATATCATATGGTGCTCCAAACACTTCTGTATCAATACGTCCATCATACATATCACCGTTTGGAGTTACCTGCATAATTGATTCGGGAATTCCCAATGTCTCTGCACATTTATAAACTTCTGATTTGTGAATATCTGAAATTAATTGTACATCCACAAGCCCATCAGAGGCTTTTCCAACATAGCCTAAATAGCAACCTTCGTCCATATTTGTAGTACCTACAAGAATTGGTTTGAAGCCTTGCTCATTAAGTAATGAATTTGTATAGTACAAATAGCTTGTGCGTACATAGGCACCCATTTGCCCAGTTGCCCACGGAGTTGTCTTTAACCCCGCAAAGGTCAATGCTGTGTGCTCATATGACTTCACCATTTCATTAATTGGTACAATTGCTAATTCTAGACCCAATTTATCACATAATTCATCAGCTCGATTAGTGGCATCATATTGATTTGTTAAAACATCATCATATAAAGGTAATGCTACTGGTACAATTTTACGAATTGGTGAATTAGCTTGCTTAGACGCTTCATTTACTAATGCTAACACTAAGGCTGAATCAATACCTCCAGATACAGCCACTACAGCGGCATCAAGTCCGCATTGAGTCATATATTTATTTAGCAACGCTGTTTTCTGTTTAATGTACTCATTAACATCAAAATTTCGGTCATCTCTATAACGTTGCAACTCAGCAATCAACTCTGGATGAATCGTTGCATGTTCATTATGATTATAAACTTTCATCGTTTTCCATTTCTATTTCTTTAGTTAACTGATTTTTACGTTCAATTAATTTACGCTGTTCTTCTCGTAGCTTTCGATTTTCTTCTTCCAAGGCTTTTAATTCTTGCTCAAGTTTCTTATCAGCATCGATTAAGTCTTGCATTTTTTTATCAAATTTTTTATCTGCAATAAGCTCGATAATTATAGCAACAATAAGACCGATACTGACAATTAAAATTGTGATGAAATCATTAACGGTCATAGTAATCGGGCCCCATCCCATTCCCATTCGTAGCGTAATGCTCCATCAGGGAAGAAAATAAGATTTCGCATATTTGAACCGTCATTATGTTCATTATATTTTGTTAAAGCATAACTGAACATAACATTTTGACCGTCATAATCAAATACATTACCAATATTTGGCAATTCAATTAATTTGTGTCCATGCTCGTCTAAGTAATTATAAATAGCCACCTTATCTTCTTCTGACATTTTATGTTCATTAATCCATGCTTGGGCTGTTTCACGACGATATTCATCGTTTAATGGACGTAATGTGACTTGCTCCACTGAATTCTCTTTTGCAAACATCAAATACTCATGAATTTGCTCTGGTGTAGACATCCAAGCTTTTGTACATACGGCGGTTAGACGTACACTAAATCCGATTTCATGTAAGTTTTTGATTAATTCAGGTAAATCAATATATTCACCAGTACGTGGTGTATAGACTTCACCATTAATTTCACGGCGATTAGATACTGTCGAAATCAAAATAGTTGATAGCCCTTTATCATACCAATCGCATAGATAATCGTGATATTTTTCAAAATTCTTAGCTAATGGAACTCCATTTGTTTGCAACTCAATAAATGGGAAATTATATGGTTCCAATGTTGTCAAATATTCTGTAATTTGGTCTGGAAATAATGTCGGTTCACCTCGAGATGTTAACATAACTGTTTGAACACCTGATGTTTTCGCTAATTCACAACCTTTTTTCAAATTACGATGATTGATTTGTGGGACTTCACGATTTTCACGTGTTGCTAGTTCACCAGATACACAAAACGGGCATACTGTTACACATCGTGATGTACCGGTTACAATTGAAAATACAGAAAATTTCATAATTACCTCATGCTTGTTTTAATTCTAATTCTTCGATACGACCTGAATTGTTAAATGTTACAGGAACTATATCACCATCAATTAATTTATTGATTGACCAGTTGTTTAAAATAATATATGATTCAGTGAGAAGTTGGTCAAAGTGCTGTGTTAATTCAGATTTGTCTACATCTTCATTATATAATGTCACATAACCTGGATAAAAATGTTCATGATTGAATTTTGCTTTACCTTTAGCATGTAATTCATTCAAAACTGTTGCTGGAATATTTATTTTCATTTCGTCCATTTATTTTTACCTATTGATTATTACCTAAATTACCAAAAAAGTTAGTGATACTCTTCCACATGTTTTCGAAAAAGTTTGAAATTTTATCCCAAACATTATGAGCGTTGTCACTATTAATCACATTTTTAAATTTACTATAAACATCATCTTTATATTGCTTCAATTGATTTGCAACTTCTTGAGAATCAATTGCAGAGGTGCTTTGATATGTTTTAGCAAAATCAACAAGTGATTGAATTTGGTCACTCGTCAAAATATTTGATAAGCCGTTATCTTTTAAGGCTTTAGTAATGATATTTTGAACGGCATCATCAGATGCTGTTGTGCCATTTTCTTTTTTATAGTCAGCAAGACCTTGCTTAATTTGAGCTGTAGCTAAGTCTAAAGCTTTTGAATTAAAATCATCATTATTTTTTTGAGCGTCAGCAATTTCATTTACCGTTTGTAATTCTTGTGTTGCTGCTTGAGTTCTGTCAGTATCAACATTTACGCCATTAGCCGATAATGCTTTATATACACCAACTAATGCTGATTCACCTGTTACCTTTTTAACAGAAGCGACATCAATTTGAACGTCAGTTGCACCTGCTGTAATTGCAGCATTAGCATACTGCGTTTCTGTTACAGATGTAATATTGCTTGGTGTTTTAATATCAACGTTCACACCTTTACCTTTTGATTGCTTTTGAACTAATACAGATGAAAATAGTGAGTTATCAGATACACCTGATTGTCCCAAATATGTTTGGAAATCTTGACCTGAATTTACTTGTCTATTGACATTTGAAATGTCAGCAATATTAAAAGCATTATTTGTTTGGTTGACTTCTGCATTATTTAGTCCAGCGCCATAAACAAGTGTTGGTTTACCCCAAACCTCATCAATAGTGTCAGTTTTAATATCGGCAAAAGCTGTTAAACTTGTAAATACTGTCCCAGCAAGTAATGCTGCTGATGTTAATGTAATAATTTTATGTTTCATAATGACCTACCTATATAAAAATGTTAATAATACTATATTAATGAAATACCAGTAATATTTCGCTGGTATAAGAAGTTTTGTACCGACTCGATATAATGGTGGAAATGGTCCACGATGTTTGGCCCATTTCGATTCACCATTTTCAGCATACCCTGAAAATGGATAAAACCATGCAACACCTTGATTACTGAAAGCATCAGCTATCAAGTGACTTAACCAGCCAATGAATAATCCCAATAAGGGTATAAATAACCATATGTTATTATACGTATAATATAATGGTATTGCTAGTAATATTACGGACCATATTGAGTGTGTAAATCCCCTATGATTACTATTTTGAATTATGGGTATATGATATCGTTTACCTATTTCATCAATATCAGGTAATCCACTTGTTAACCATGCTATAAGTATAATAGCTATAGCACCAGTTGTAATATGATTACCCAATTGCTCACCAATTGGTGTTGATATTCCCGTGGGATTGATATTTTCATAATAAAAATTAGATGTTAAAAGAAAAGCTGTTGCTGTCGTACTAGCAAAAGCTTTATGTGTTTGTCTTATCATTTTTCTAAATTCTGTTTTATGCGTTCTATTTCTTTTTGATATACGTTCATAAGTTCAGGTTCTTGCTGGCTTCGCTTTTGTAAATAATCAGCAAGAAATCCAGTCTTATCTACGTTTTCAAGTGGTATCAGTTTATCCATTAATATTTTTAAAATACTTCCTCAATGTTGTACGAGCAAGCTCATCAACATAATTATTACCTTCACTTGTGTTATGTGCTTTCACATAATCTATAGTAAAGTTTACTTTATCCTTAAAGCTATAGTATAACTCCCATAACTTTTTATTAGTGTCAAACATCGTTTCACATGTCCGTTTGTCACCATTTAATACATATCTTGAATCTGTATAAATTTGTAACGATTCCGTTGGATACGTATTTACACAATAATGAATTGCTTTTAATACAGCTGTTAATTCAGCGGCGTTATTGGTACAAGGTTTTATTGCGTCTGAATATGTATAGATAAGCTCATCATCTTTATAGATAACAATTGCGTAGACACCAATCCATTCGTCGGATTTGCGACTTGACCCGTCAGTATATACTGTTATCAATGTGAATAGCTACGTAAAATCTCCCACACATAACCAATTGATGGAACACCCGGGTCATTTTTGGCGTTCTTTAATGTGTACGTTGATTGTTTTCCTGTTTTAGTATCAATTATTGTACCTTTATAATTGATTTTTGTTTTTAATGTTTTAGCTAGTTCTGTATCTTTACGAATATCTACAATTTTAATTTGTTTTTTGTGGGTCTGGTTGTAAAGATTAGTTGCTGCTATCATTTGTGAATGAGCTTTTTTACAATATGGACATTTCATATCGTATGTTATATAGGTTGTATCTTGCACATATTTAGTGTTTGCACCTGATTGATAATTTATAGGTGTTATAGCAAATATTGATGTCATAACAGAAATAACACTAAAAATAGAAATCCAATCTCGGAGTTTAGGACTCCATAATGTTGCTACAGTTAACATTGCCCATAAAAAACTAGCTGTACAAATTAAATATACACTTAACATTACCCAATATGATGCAATTGATAATGTACCTAGCAAACTTGGTAACCAAATGTATGCTGCAAGAATTGTTAACATAAAAATACTAAAAATACCATGAGCAGCTTGCTTTGACATTTTGAACTTAGTTGATAATTTTTCAACATAACTATCATAGGTTGGTAGTTTCTCATACCATAAGATAAATCTTGTCATTAGTTATCCTCATCTTCATTTGCTTTTTGAAGTTCTTTCACATGTTCTTCAATTTGAGCATCTAATTCAGGAATACCTTGCATCGCCATTTTGAACAAATATGGGTCACTGTTTACAGCTTCTTCTCGAATGTTTTTATCCCCTGCATGAATTTGAGCAATATGGGCTAAGAATCTAGACATATAAATCATTGTGAAATGTTGTTGACTCTTCTTATCTTCTGGAAATAATGATGATGCTAAATGCTTTACAACGGTATTTGCAATAACAAATCCGTAAATTTCAGCAAAATCATACGTATCTAAATCGGAAGTGTCTAAATTTTCTACAAAGGTAGAAATCTCACCAACAAGGTGTCGAATCAAATCACCCTTATTTGCTGTATTTGGGACTACAACCTCTAATACAATTTGCCCATCATTATTCTTATGATACATATATGTACCATTATTATACTTATTTTGACCAGCAGGTAACTGTACGAGAATACCTTCGCTTTTATCGTCATAAATATTATAGTATCCTAATGGTTCATAACCAATACTTCGAGCGGCACTATCATATTCATGCTCTGTTGTTTCTTTCAACTCGTAACCAAGTTGCTTACTGTTTTCTAAAATTTCTTTATTTAATTCCATTTTTTTCCTTTTTGAACGACGGTATTACTGGTTAGCCTCTTCACGTTTCTTTTGAGCTTCTCTACGTCGTTCATTTTTTAAAAATCGTTTTACAGCATCTGTTTTCTTTGCATCAGCTTTCACTTCGGAATTCACAGGAATTGCACTAATTTTCCATGGCATTTGTGTGAATTTAAATTCAGTAGCTAATGCATTTTCGGCTTGCTGTCTGTTGAAATATACAATGGCATTTTCTTGTTCTGGCATTGTATAACTTGTTAATTTGTGTCCAACATAAGAACGCGAAATATATAACTCATCACCCGTATATGTTTGAATAATGAAAATATTTTCGGTCTTTGGTTCTACTGATTGGTCAATATCTTTAACTTGAATAAACATATGATTCCTTTTCTTCTTTATGATACTTATATTATATCACAAATAGAACCATTTGTCAAGTGGTATCATTTTAATAATGATAATAATCTTACAATATCTTTCGGTGTATGACCATCATATTCGGGTGCTTTTTCAAGTTCTTTAACTGGAAACATATTCCAATCTTCTAATTTATAGTGATAGGTGAAATCTCCCTCATTCGTAGTAATTCCAACAATAAACCAACCGGAGTCCATTGAACTATCGGCATGTGCTTTAGATTTCCAAGATTTTTCTGGAAATAGTCTGCAAATAATTGAAAATAGCAGTTCTCTATGCTGATACAATTCTTTATAACTATGATAACCATCAGAAATATTTTCAATGTTAATGCCATTTTGTGGCTGAATAATATTATTTTTAATTGTAATTTCCATATTACCTCAATTCCAATAACTGTCGTCTTCAACAATTTTACGAAGTTCTTCACGGGCATCTGCTTTATTTTTATGTTCTTCCAATTTCTTTTTAGTCTCTGGTAATAAACTATAACGCACATGAATAATTGCTGTTTTTACTGTTTTTGAATGTGTTAAATTATTAGATTTTGCTGTAATTTTCAAATCATTTTCTTCAATTTTTGTGATTTGTGTAAATGCTTCATCTTCATATAGTCTAGCATCTTCAGAATCATAATCTTTTTGTATTTTAGTATCAAAATAGGTGACGTCTTTATATTTACCATTGTTGAAATAGGTTACTGTTTCTGTGGGAAACATATCTGGAATATCAGCGGTTGTCACATTTAACGGTTCCGTGTCTGAATCATCTGAGGGTGTTGATACAAGACTAGGTAATACCATTATTCGTGTTGGACTAGAAAATCTAGGCCCAGGACGTGTTATGTTACTAGTAATTACTTGTTTTGATTCATTGGTATAGACGGTTTTCCATTTACCCGTTATTTTAAAACTAGTTGTATATTTTGGTGTCACAAATACTGATACTAGAACTACAATACTACCCAGTAGTAATGTTGCACTACCTATACTAAACCATACATATTTAGCATATTTTGATTTTTCATTACTTAAGCTGTGACTACCAAAAATAACACTTATTAATAACAATAAGATTAAAATAACGGTAACTATAAGACATCCGTCTTTAGGCTCAAAACTACCAACCTGGTTTGCTATATAGTTAAAGAATGTATTCATAAGTACCTTTCATTTTTGTGTGGGGTCTTTGTATTTCGTGAGAAAAATAGGGTTCGGGATTTATCCCGTTTTAAAAATTTGTGTATACAAATTTTTGTCGCAATGTCTGACATGACATTTGCGACTATGCCAAAAATATGATATACTAAAGATATAAAAGAAAACGAAAGGGTTTTTGCAATGCAATATAATAATCCATTAGTCCTTCGTTTTACGACTAATAACAATCGACGTGTGACTCAAGATAAAACGCATCCAGATACAGTTACTGTTGATGTTAATAGCCAATGGACTGCTTATAAAAATACTATTAATAATGCGTTTAAAGCTGGTGTGTTTGATTATGTTATGGTCACTTTTGATGATTCTATTCAAGAAGCGTCAAAAAATGATTTAAATGGCCTAAATATCAAACTTAATGCCTTATATAAAGATGCTCAATCAGCTAATCTTAATGTTTATAATAAATTTCAAGATAATATCTACTTACTAAATCCTGATTATAAAGACTTTTTCAAAATGCCCGCATACATGCCAACTGATGATATGGTTATGGATAAATATAATCAATTTGAAGATAAATATGCATGGCAACATCATCAAGCAGAACTACTACAAAAATTCTCGGCATTTATGCCTCTTGGTGATGGTAAATATGGGTCTGAAGACCACCATAAAATCTTAGAAGACCCAGGTCGTGGTTTGGAACCTGATGATTATAAAGATTTCTTTACGTGGAAATCGGGTGTGCCAATTGTACCCGGTATGATGGGTGATGATATGGTCGGTATGCCCGGTATTAAAGCTGGTGTAGTTGAAGACACTCAATTAACATATCATGGAAAACCTGTTAACGGTAATATTCTAGCTCTCAAAACTGAAGGTGTTAAAGGTTATGTAATTCCTATGCGAAATATTCATGGTGAATTTGCAAAATTCCAAATTGGTACTGATATTTCAAAAAGTAATTTAACATTGAAAGCTTCAACTGCTGATGGTAAAACTATTGCTAAAAGTGAGTTTATTGATAAAAAGACTAATCAATTTACGTTCACAATGCAAGATGGTTCCCCAGCAAATCTTAAAATTGAATCAGCAAATAACTCTGAACAAGTGTGGTCAGATGTTAATGGGTCATTTACAACACATGTGAAAGAAGATATTGCAGATACATTACGTGAACGTGGCTATAATCTACCACCTATCGTTGATTCATTAAAAGTTGTTCCTAAATCTAAATATATTTGGCCTAATCCAGGTTCAATGGTTGGTTCTAATCCAAAAAATAAAGGTGTTACTGTACAAGATACGGTTACACCATCAAATGCTGGGTTCATTACTGCACGAGAACCTAAAAATGGAGCTGATGATTATGTTGTTGTAGTTACTGAGGGTGCTCTTAAAGGTGTTATTGCAGCTAAATATATTGATAAGCCCGATGCTAATGGTATTTCTGTTGCTGATAAAATTGCGGGTAACAGTGGTATTATTGTATCTCAAGTCCCTGGTGTGTCTGGTAAATTTGTACAGTCAGTAAGTGCGATTTATACAGATTCTGATAAGAAAATTCGTGGTACGTATATAGCTATGGATGCTGATGGTCGTGAAAACTTAGCCGTTGCTAAAGGCATTCATGGAGCCTATGACGAATTAGGTAAATATTCTCCAGTATCCGTGCTATCATGGGACCCTAAACAAAAAGGTTTAGATGACGCTCTTCTTGCACTCAGTCGTCATGAAATTACATTTGAAGATATGGGTATCCAATTTGGGTCTGCTGATAAATTATTCCCATTAGAACAAGCAGAATATAAACGCCCTGTTGATTTTAATGGTAATACACCAAATCCAAATCAAAAACAGCAAGATTGGCAATTAGACGCTGATGCGGCTCATGCAAGACGTGAACGAAAAGTTGCAGAAGCTCAGCAACATACAAATGCTATGTTAAATGGGTCTAATGATATTCCTACATTTAGTAATATGCAACAAGCTCAATCTACACAGCAAATGCAGCCTGTACAACAAGCTCAACCGGTTCAACAAACCCAACCAGTTCAAGAACCTGTGCAACAAACGCAACCTGTTCAACAAGCTCAGCCTGTGCAACAAGACCAACCAGTTCAAGAACCTGAACGTAAATTAATTTCAAAAGACGAATACGACCAAAAGATTGATGAACAAATGAATGAGTTCTTTGGCGCTGATTTGCCATTTGATTTCTCTAAAGAAGAAACTATTGATGTGGCAAATGTGATGGCAAGTCATCCATCTCCAGAAGTCACACATGTTAAAGAACCTGAAGTTGGCTCAAATGTTAAATTGTCTGAAGCAGAACTCGATAAACTTGTTCAATCAGCACTTAAAGCCTTAGAACACAATCCAGAATTTAGACAGCAAGTAGCTGAAACAATGTCTAATTCATCTGGAACTATGTCAATGTAATATAAAAAAGCTTAGATTGTTCTAAGCTTTTTTATTTCTTGCTTCTGCAAGTATGTGTATCAATTTTTGACGTTCGTCTTCACTTAATACTCGTCGTTTTCTTGCAAATGGTGCAATATATGACGAATGATTTGTGGTTGCCTTTATATAAACGGGTTTTCCATTGTCATATTCAACTTCTAATATATCATATAAATCTTTATGTTTCATGATTTTAGAAATATGTCCATGATATGTTGTTTCATACGTCCACAATTTTGTGATAGGGTCATAATTAATAAACGTTTCTTGCTCATCTAATGTATATCGCATAAGTTTTCCTTAATTTAAAATTAATTGTGGTGTTGTTTTACCATTATATTCATTAATTGATAATTTAGCTGTTACCGGTATAATTGTATCATTTTTTGATGCAATTCTATTCTTAACCAAATTACCTAAATCGGTATTAAATGTTAATACTTCGACACCATGAATATTAAATTTAAATGTTTTCCAAAAATTTAAATTCAAATTATATTGTGGTTTTGTGATTTCATAAGGATTTAAATCCATGAGAAATGTAGTTTGACCATTAAAATCTTTACCAAATGGTTTTAATTGATTTTGGAAATTTATAACTTCTAGCATCTCATTAGCTAAATCAGCTTTATCCGCAACATTATAACCAACATATTCTAATGTTTCTTTAATATCAGTAAATGCTAATTTGACATTATTTTCTGGTACTAATTCTATTTCACCAGATTTAATCAATGCATCTTGTTGCTTTTGAATTTCTGATTTAACGTCGTTTGCAACGTTATTGAATTCTATTGCAAATTCTTCCAAATATTTATATAATAAGCTATATCCAGCAGCGGCAGCGTGACCACCACCGGATAATTTGAATTCTGGATGCTTTTCAGCAATACGCCCAACAATAACATCTAACGGCTGTAATGGATTAGACCGTGCAGATGCCCCAACTCGTAATGTGTCTTTATCAAAACGTGTATCAAATTCATGATACCCATATACTCGTTGTGGTAATTCGGTTGGTAACGCAAAAACAATTGCGGCTGATTTTGTTTTTTCAGCAACTTGTCCAGCAACTAATCCTGAAATACCATGCTGTGTGTTAACAAATAACACATTTCCACTTTTACCAAATAATTCCGTATAATCCAATGAATCTAACACATCATTACGCAATTTAGATTTGATATCATTCATTTCAATCATAGCTTTAATGTTTTCATGACGTGTTGAAATATTGGTTGCTAGTAATGCTAGCATTGCCTCACGTGATGTGGCATGGATACGTCTTGGTGCATTAATCATTGGAGAAATATACCAGGAAATCAATTCTTCATCCGTTGGTAATTGAATTGGTTTTTTACCTTGTTGTAATCGCTTATCATCTTTTGATTTTTGTAATAGATAAATTAAATCATATAATCCATAAAAGACTGAATTATAATGAGTATATGGTGTTGATTTGATATCGTTATATGCGGCTGGATTATCTGAATAAATTAATCGTATATGTACTAATCGTTGAATTTCTTCTACGGCCTTTTTAACCATGTAATGATTTTCATCAGTAATAGGCATAACATCAGCAACATTTGCCATACCCGCAAAAACAATTAAATCTTTAATTAACTCTAATTTATCTGGTTGATACTTTGTTGCATATGCCATCATGGTTTTCCAGGCAACAGCTCCTCCAGCATTACCCTTAAATGGATATGGTTCTTCTGAACCGTCAGGCATAACTTTATTTGGGTTGACAATAACTTCCGCTGGTGCGTATGAGTCTCCACCTAAATGGTGGTCTGTTACGAGCACTTGGATACCTAATTCATTTGCATATTTAACACCTGATACAGCGTTTGTCCCATTGTCAGCTGTGAGAATCATCGCGATTTCATAATCATCAGTCTCAAACAACTCTTTCATTTCATTAATAGCATTACGATTTAAGCCATATCCATCGTTCATTGATGGGATATAAACACGATAATTAATATTGAATACATCTAATGCGGCTGATAATACGGCTGCACTCATAATACCATCAGTATCATAATCTGTGTCAATGATAAGTAATTTACATGGGTATTTAAGTTGTTCTTGCTTAAATTCATATAATAATGTAATCAATTTATCCATACCATCATATAAAAATGGGTTGTGTAGTACAGATTCGTCCTCATTTATAATTTTATTAATTTGAGCTTCGGTTAAGCCCATTGATTGCTCTGTTCGTTTTTTTACTATATTTAATAAACTCAAGTCTACATCAGTCCTTTACTTAATTTGTTTTCTTAGTGTATGTGAATATTTCGGTTCTGGCTTGTTCATCTGGCGTTTGCTTACGATATCTATTACGTATTGAATTCTTATAAACGCCGGAATAATTATCACGTACCCAACCACCAATCTTTTCAATGAATGCATTGTCATCAAATGAACCAGAAGCTTTAACTTCATTTGCAGCATCTCTGATAACCGGATACCAGGCTTTACCAGCATTATGAATCATACCTGATACAAGCCCTACAGCACCTAATGAATGGGTACCGTCTAATAAGTTTACTCCTGTCTCAGCATTCAATTTTTCAATCGTAGGTATACTATATCTTTCAAAAATGAATTGTGCTTGTGATTGTTTAAAAATGTCAGTATCAGTTTGTCCTAATTGTTTCCATGATTGATTAAATTCCTCACTACCAATTTCACCAGTTAGTTTTGCTCTCAACTCAGGGTATTGATTTGATAAGAATTCTAAATATGGTTTCATTGTGTGATTTTGAGTCAGTGAATATGTTCCATAATTCATACCAGCTCCGTCATCTAATTCCCCTAAAACAGCACCAGGATTTCGATTGTTTGATTCATACTTAGCAGTGACTTCAAACACCTGTAATGGTTTTAAATTGTTTAATCGTTCTTGCTCAGCTTTTTCCTGAGCTTCTTTTTCCTCTTTTGCTACTCTAGCTCGTTCATCTTCAGTTTTCTGTAATTCATCTGCCTTTTTAGCATCATTTAATTTTGTAGCTACATTAATAACTTTAGATTTATTGTCGGCTTTTGCAGCCTCTACTATAAATTTTGTTTTTTCATCTGGTGCTAAATGTGATAAATTATTAATTTTATCCTGTTGTGTATCAGCATGTGCTACAGATACAAAGCTCATACTCATAAGTGTGGTACATAATAACACATATTTCTTCATTTATGATTTAATTTCCTTTCATTACTATTATAACATAAATACTAATGAAAGTCAAGTGTTTTTTAAAATTCATGAGTGATAAGCTGATTATCAGCTTATCAATTATAAATTTTAATTCTTGTCGCCGTATAGGTTATTAAGTTCGTCTTGTTCTTTAACATTAATATAGTGAACATATATTGTTACCGTTTTATCAGGTTTCGCTTTATATCTAAATCCCAGTACCGATTCATAAACATCACTAGCACTGTATGTTACTTTTTCAATTTTCGCCATTTTACCTTGTGTTGGCTGGTTCAAGTTTTTAACTTCTACATAAGCTTCATTTCGAGTTAATCTTTGTGTGGTCATATCCAATAGTAAACGTTAATAGCTCTCGCTTATGTGTGGATACAATTTCAACTTTCGCGTCTTTTGGATTTTTATAAATAACAGATTCCGTTTTATTTGAGACATCTATTTTATAATTAAATAGAACACTAATGAGTGTTACAACCATAAATATAATTGGTGAAACCCTTGTAAACCAGTCATACTGCAAACTGGTATTCTCAATAATTGCTAAAAAAATTAATGTGGTTGCAATAATAGATAAAAAGACTACTAATATCATATTTTTCCTTTCAAAAAAGGTGATAATTATCACCTTTATAATCGTCTATTTAATGCGTTTTGCATTTCTAATTTGAAACCTTGTTCAATATCATCTTTCGTTAATTGTGTTTCACCTGTGATAACGGCTCGGTTATTTCTAACCTCTATAATACGTTGATATACATTACGTACTAAACCACCATTACCACCATTTGTAACTCGTCCATTTGAGTCTGGTATTGATAAATTAAGTTGCGTTAACTTATCAAACAAAATAGGTATTACTTTGGCTAAATTAGGGTCTTCATATTCGTCATCATATGATTTACGAATCATTTCAAAAATTTCAGCCATTTCTTCGGGTGAGTAATCTTCAAATTCAACCCATTGGAAACGACGTGCCAAACCGATATTAGATGCTAAGAATTCTTTCATTTCTTTTGAATATCCAGCAGCGATTACGACTAAATCACCACGATGGTCTTCCATATAGCGAATAATAACGGATAAGGCTTCACTGTTAAATGAATTTTGACCTTCTTTTACGTTTAATTCATATGCTTCATCGATGAACACTACGCCACCTAATGCTTTATCTAAAATATCGCGTACATTTGATGCGGTTTGACCAACATAACCTTTAATTAAGTCATCGACGGTTACCTTAGTAATTTTATTTTCAGGTATTGCACCGATTTCAAATAGCGCTTCAGCCGTAATAGATGCAACCGTAGTTTTACCAGTACCAGGTTCACCTGCAAAAATCATATGATGTGCAAATTCAAAGTTTTTATTCTCAGATTTCTGATTAATTTGAATTGTATTCATAATTGATTTAAGTTTTGCTTTTACATTATCAAGACCAACAAGTTCATTCAATTTATCCATAGCTGTCTTAATTGCCATGTTCATATTAATTTGCGAGCGAACAAATGATGGTGTTGTATCTTGTAAGTCCCAATAGTTTTTATCGGTACTATCTGTAAATGTAATAGTCGATTTCTTGACTTTATGCGTTATACTTTCAATATCTGTCTTCGTATCAAATATTGATAGCACAGATTCTTCTGAATAAATCCCTAAGTATTCTTTACTCATTTCGCCGACCGTGTAATCAGTGATTCGAACATCAGCATGGTTTAATCGTAATATATAACGGTTGTCCGTTACTTTTTGTAATGGCCCACGTTCTGGTTCTTTTTTCAATTTAACAATTGGTTCTGATGCTACAGCTGTCAACTCACAATGGTTAATATCCGCTACTCCATGTATTTCTGTGAATTTTGAAATCGTACTATCATTGATTGTTACATTTCCATAAAATGCAGCATTGGATACAATCGAATTGCTAATATCAATATCACCATATATATGAGATAAATTAGCACCTGTTGAAATATGGATATCTCCACCATAATATGAATATAATTCGGCATCATTCATTTTAATACGTGTATCTTGGTTCGATTCCAACATGGTGTATCGTCCACCATTTATTTCCAATGACCCTGAATCAAGAAATACAACTGGATAAAATTCACGAATTGGTCCAACTAATTCAATTGTTACATCATCTAATATAGTTTTTGACTTAATAACTAATGCATTTGCTCTGGTATTTACGCGAAATTTCACATTTTCAATAACAACGGGCTTATTAATTGTTAATCCGGCATGTTCCGATTCAACTGTTAATGTATGACCTTCACCTTTAATGATGATATTTTTATCAATATTAGATGCAATTATTTCATTTTTATGTAAAACAATTGTATCATCATTATTTGCTTTTTGCAAAGCTTCAGCTAAGTTTTTGGCTCTGTTGAATGGGTTGAGTCCTCCAACATGTATTGTCTTCATTGATTAAATTCCTTGTCTAAAATTAATAAACTAGCAACTTTATATTGGTATAAATATAAACTTAATAACCCAAATGTACACCAATTGCAAATATTCCAAATAATAAATGATGCTTTTAATTTATAATATGATTTATAATTTCCAGTCATTTTTAATTTAGATGCTTGAGCAGCTTCTTTGACATACATTGGGAACCTGTAAACTTCATATTCTACTAACTGACGTTTTCTATTAGCTAACCAGTATCCAAGTATAAATGTAATAATGGATATTGCCATACATTTATCTGTCAAATCATAATGATAGTTCATAGCTGTCGCGTATGCTGTTAACCAAAAGAACATCGTTGGGATTTGATATATTAAATGTCGTATCCATCGGTTCACTATTACAGCATAGATAGGTGTTGCATATACACTCATATTTGACCACACATCTAATGGCTTTTTACTCTGACTAATACTCTCAATCATTAATGGTTTTGTAACCATTGTAGTAATAGCCCATAATAATAATCCTATCAATAATGGAATTGTGTTATATGAAACACCATTTGATGCTATACTATTTGAACCATACATCATGTTTGTTTGCAATGCGTTAATGAAAATCATTAGTTGGCTGAATAAATATAATCTTACAGTCACTAATGGTATTAATAATATCATGCGATGGTGCTTGTAGGTTTTTATATTATTTTTAGCTTGTTGCTTAATTTTTTTTATTTCCATACTTAATTATATCATATTTCAATATTTTTGTCAAGATGGATTATACCCATTCTTCTGCTCGCCATTTACATAATGCTCGTATTAATTTTACATATTTCTCAACTGGGTCATCATATACAGCTAGAACATTCATTAGTTTAACATCTTCATAATAGACAAATATTGAGTGCCAATCATCAGCTGTTTGCGGATTTTCTACATCAATACGTGCATAAATTTCATCGTCATAATGAGGATTTTCAATATATTTTGAGCCATCCCATATATATTTGTTATAATTATAATGCCTATAATTAATAGCTGGGAAAAATGAATATTGGGTTTCCGATGTCATTAAATAACCAGTTTCGAAGTTGGTGATATTTTTAAATCCATATTTAACGCCATGAGTTTGCCCATGAGCGTGTCCATGCCAGCCTCTTGTTTTATGATAACTTATTCGACCACGATATTGTACTACTTCGGCCTCAAATTGTACACTGTCTCCTATCATTAAGGGATAAGCTTTATTATCTTTAGTTTGTAAGTCTGTGATATTTATCCATATATGGTCATCAATACGCACGGGTTTATTCGTAGTTGGTTCAATAAATTTTGGCTCAAGTAATAATACTCGGTCAACAATATCTTCTTTAAATTTCTTAAATTCAGTAACAATTCCTAATACACGTAATCGTTGTCCCACATATGGTTGTAATTGAATTCGACTTCGTGGAGCATTTTGCTTTTGATTTAGCATGTGACGTAGTCTATAATCAATTCCCCGTAATAATGAGCCCATTAAATATTCATTTGGTAAATGTGGCTTGTGAGGTTCAAGTGTTTGTAATTCTTCTGACCTATTTAAAACGTCCATCCAGCCTTTGTTAATGGTCTCGGTCATAACATCCTTCAGCTGGTCTTGATACTTCTGTTTACGTTGTTTTTGTTTAAATTTTTTTGCTTTATTTGCCATAATAAAACCTCACTTAAACGTAACGCTAACGGTATCTAATCCACCTTTGAATTCATTTCTACCTCGCCCAAATCCTGTTGATAGCTCTGAAATTTTAAAGGTCTTATTGTTGATTACAACGGATTTTGCTTTTTCTGGAATATCAACATACTGAAGCAATTCATTAGGTGTGACTGCTTTTTTGACTTTTTGGCTTCGACTTTTTGTCATTAGCGCTGACATATCAGATACTCGAATGTTACCATTTTCAAAAATAAACAAACCATATTTTGCTTTTGGATTGTCAATATTAGCTGTAATTCCAACAACACTGTTTGGAGTGTCAACAAAAGCATTTGCTAAGGTTCCATTACCGGTTGTCGGTTTCACAGAATCTAAGAATATATTATAAACCATACCTGTATTATCAACAACTCCTAATCGACGTTTATTACTTGTTACTAAGCTATTGTCAAAAGCTTTTTCCTCAATTCGAATATATGTATATTTATCCATTGAGACATATAATGGTTGTTCTTTCACTTCAATTTTAACAGGTTTTGTAGGTTCGACATCTAATAAATCTGTTTTGCGTTTGATTTGGTCGTCACTTAATGCTTTTAATGCCTCAGTGTGTCGTTTGATAATTAGATTACGTCTTTTAAGAGTGCTACTAATAATACTATCAGCATACTCTAATTCCTTTTGTAATTTTCTACCTTCAACAGCTAAAGCATTATAGTCCATTTTATTTATACGATAAATTGGTAATTTAGCAATTTCGTCTGCTTGAAGTTCCGTAAATGCAAATGTCTTAATAGTTTTATGCATTTTCTTTGGTACACCATCAAGAATTGTACCGTGTTGTAATACATCTAGTAATTCGTCTTTACTTTGAGATAATTTAGCTGACATAACAACTTCATCAATGACTTGTTGTAGAATTAATAGACCTTTAATGATTTCCATACGGCGTTCTTTTTTCTCTTTTTCAAGCTGGAATTCATTACAAACAATCTCATGCTCATGTTCTAGATATTCTTTAAAATATTGTTTTAAAGAGTATAATTTCATTTCTTGGTCATTTAAGGCATTAAATTGATATTGATAAGTTGTTTCAAATGGTGTTTTGGCATACAAATCTTGTATTGCTAAATCAGGATTAACGCCACGTTTTAATGTGATAGCAATATCAATACCATTAATATCTGAATGATTTTCAACGTCTTTTGCCCATGGGTATTTTGGTGGAAATTTTTTATCTTTTCCATTTACTTTTTTTACCGTTTCAAGCGTTGCATTGGTAATATTTTCAATAAGCTTATCTATTGACCCAGACGCACTAAATGGTACTTCATAAATATGTAGCTCATTATTTTTCTTATCGTATCGTACTTTACCACGAATACGTACTGTTCCTTTTCCTGTTTTATATATCTCTGATAATTCCGATTTGTTTAGAATTTCGCCACCCGTTGGAAAATCAGGTCCCTGTAAAATATCCATCAAAGCATCGTGGCTGATTTTTGGATTTTTAGCATAAGCAATAAATGTATTGATAACATCAGCAGGGTTATGGGTTGGTAATGAAATTTTATAACCTACAGCAACACCTTCAGAACCATTAATTAAAAGATATGGTAATCCTGCGGGTAATACAGTAGGTTCTTCTTCCGTATCGTCATAATTTGATGTGAATGGAACAATACCTTTGCGAAGTAGTTTAACATATTCATCACCTGTTGGTGTTAGTCGTCCTTCAATATATCGAGCGGCTGCTGGTGGGTCACCAAATTCAGAACCATTATTTCCTTTAATATCGATAACGGGCATGGTGTTTTTCCATGTGGTTGACATATTTGTCAAAGCCTCTGAAATTGATGAATCACCATGTGGGTGCCATAAACCCATAACGTTACCAGTACGTCTAGCAACTTTTACATATGGGTTTTTTGATGTGTTTTTTGATACCCCCATATCATAAATAATACGTCTCTGTACGGGCTTAAGTCCATCTCGAACGTCTGGTAATGCTCTTGATTTCAATGAATACAAAGCAAAGTCTTTATAATTCTGTTTAAATGTTGATGATAAAGGTGCTTTGTCCGATTCTGGTATTTTTGTAATATCTATTTTTGCTTTTTTTGCTTTTTTACGAGCCATAAATATAACCTCTTTTCTTAATATATATTTAGTATATCAGATTTTATTGGCTTTGTCAAGCTTTTATAATTGCTTTTGTATAATATTTTTAACAACCGTTTCTGGTAATGCATATTTCGACGCTAATATTTCAATAGTATTACCATTTATAAACTGCTGATATAACGCTCGATTACGTTCGTCTTCTTTTTGACTACGCAATTGCTCTTTATGTACTTTCATATCTTGTTGCAAAGTTGGATATTTTGTGAAGATATTGGTCAACCAGGTTTTACCATCGGTAACGGTTTCTAATTGAGGATGTGTAATATCTAAATAATCCACGATTGCGTTAATATAGTTTTGTTGTGCCAAAGTAATTGGCTTGTTATTTGTTTCCATATAAAAACATGGTATATACCATGTTCCCTTTCTATTTAATGATATAAATGATATGCATTATATGCTGATGCTACATCTGGTCGAATTGCTTTACTTGCGGATATTGCAATTTCATGCAATTCACTAATTTTATATTGTTTTTTTGTGATTAATTTGTTGACTTCATTAATGATTTGGTCTATATCACTATTTGATAATGGTTGACCGGTGTCATTTGCTGATTTCATTAATGCTATTACAATTCTATTAATGTCAAATTCTTCAATGTTGCCTTGTTTACTAATTACTGTTACTGTTGTCATTTGTCACCTTTAGTTGTAGTTGATTCCTCTGCTATTTGTTCTTTATGTTCAGTGTAATACTTTGATGCTTGTAAAAATAAGTCTTTTAATCGCACATACCCAGTTGGATATTGGTATTTTTTATATTCAGCAGTTTCCAATCGTCTTAGTGTCCATACCATAAAGCGATTAAATGTGTCGAATGTGTGAGTATACACTTTATCATCAGTATATGTAATCATATATGGTTTGGTATCTGAATATTCAAATGAATAGTCAAAATTGGTTGCATTATTGATATGTTTACGCTGTCTGTTTTCTAACCAATATGCTCGGTTTTGTTTTTCATCTTCGGTCAATTGTAGTCCATTTTCAAAAGCTTCGCGTAATTGTGCATATTTATTCATAAAATAATCCTTTCAGAAAAAAACCGTAAAAAAACCAAAACCCTCTGTCGAGGATTACAAGACAGCTGGTCTTGATTTTTCTTAGTAGGGTAAAATTACAGATGTCATTGACACCACTCAGCTTAGAATCAGTTATAAGCTGAGTGGTGCCAAAGAAATTCTTTGGCTACCCTAATTTATTAGTCTTTTTTGCGTCGTGTCGCAAATCCAAGACCAATTGCACTAAGTGCTGTACCAACAAATCCAAGTACAGAACCTGCATCTCCAGTTTCTGGCAAATGCTTAGTTGGAACTGTTGCTTGAGTGTCACGTGCTGGTGTGGTTGTGTAATCAGTAGTATCTACTGATTGTTCTGGTTGTACTGGGTTAACTGGTTGTACTGGGTTAACTGGTTGTACTGGGTTAACTGGTTGTACTGGGTTAACTGGTTGTACTGGGTTAACTGGTTGTA